AGCAAATCACTTGAACAACAAATCAATTAATAAAAACAATATGCAACAAACAATCCAACTAATCGACAAGGCTTTAGAAAAAGCTAACAATGACCTCAACAATCAAGAAATGGAGGTAAACTACACACCCGACTTCTTAATCGAGTTACTAACCGAACTTAAAGAAACCTTAACACCTAAAGCAAAAGTAGATGTTTATGAAATTCGCAGAGAATATTCAAACAATATACACGAATGGGGATTTTACATTTACAAAAATAGCAACTATGTATCAATGGCATTTAGTATTGAGTTAGCTCAACACAAGTTAGAAGAGATTAAAAAGAACACTAAGGTTGAAGTAATGCACAGAGAGGAGGTTATCAGTGAGTAAGTCTGTATTTAATACCTTAGCAGCAATAGACTGCAATGGTAAAGTAGAAAAAAAGAACGGACTAACTTACCTTTCATGGATATGGGCGTGGTCGGAAGTTAAAAAGGTTTATCCCTCAGCAAATTACAGAGTAGTAAACTTTGATGGCAGACCTTATTTATTTGATGAACACTTAGGGTACTTAGTTCAGACCGAAGTTACTATTGAGGGCGAAACAATCCCGATGCAGTTGCCTGTAATGGATAACATGAACCGAGCGCAAAGGCACATCGTATATCAAAAGTTCAATAAAGACATACAACCTGCTACAATGTTTGACATCAACACCGCAATAATGAGATGTTTAACTAAGAACTTAGCAATGTTTGGATTAGGTAGTTACATCTATGCAGGGGAGGACTTACCAATGGTTGAAACTGAGGTGGACTTATCAGCTATTCAAACTAAGGTTGATAATTGCACTACCTTAGATGAACTTCAAATGTTATACGATGTATTAGAACCATCAGAGAAAAGCAAAGCAAAATCATTATTTACTAAAAAAAGAATACAAATCAATGGATAGAAAAGGAATGTTCACCGCAAGTCGAATAGGCGACTTGCTTGCAGGTGGCACAGGCAAAACAAAACTAAACTATATCTTTGATATTGCTTTAGATTTACATGGTTTAAAAAAAGAAGTTAGCACAAAGGCAATGGAACATGGTATAGTAAACGAAAGGTCAGCAATAGACATCTTAATTTCAAAGCATGGAGGCAAAGCAAACTTAAACGAAGTTGGCGGTCAGACCTTTTATAAAGTCAATGACAAATTAGGGGCGACTCCCGATGCTTTAAGTAGCGAATGGGTGGGCGATGCTAAGTGCCAATTTAATATCTTTAACTTTGTGGAACAGAACGACAAACTTGCAAAGAAGTACTACCTACAAGTCCACACTCAGATGATGGCTCTAAACGTAAATAAAGGGTATCTAATCAACTATCTAACTAAGCCTGAGCAATGGGGCGAAGATAATTGGACTGAGTATCCGTTTCCATTAGAGGATAGATTTTTTATTCATGAGATAGAACGTGATGACTCAGTATGTGAGGAAATTTTACAAGCGGTAGAAACAAACCACCATTTAATAGATGTTGCATTTCAGATGCAAGGTTCAGCAAGTTTAATGGATAGTGATGAGTTTTTTTACTCTCAGTTAGTAGGCAGACAAAGGTACTTGAAACTTAAAGAAGTTAATTGGGTAACTAATGAGCGTGAGGTGATTAGACATGAGTCAGAATTTTACGTTAAAAAATAAATAGGAATTTAAAAAATAAATAATATATTTGCACACATGGGAAAAACAATATACTTAACAGAACAATTTGTAGACTGCATTGAAATGGATTGCGAGATTTATTACACAAGGGGCAAAGATGACGATGGGCAACCAATGGCAGAGATAGTCAAAGTAGTAACTACATTGGAAGTTTACAAGCAATCAAACAAAGTCACTAAATTAGAAATGCAAATACCTTTTTTAGCGGATAGTTTACTATTTGAAGAGATTGCAGAATTAGCTAATGAGGATTTGATTAGTCAGTTACAAGATGGATTTACAGAGGAATAATGATAAAAGTATTAAACCTTTATGCCTGTTTAGGAGGCAATCGTTACAAGTGGGAAAATTGCGAAGTAACGGCAGTTGAGTTAGACCCCGAATTGGCTCGACTATATCAAGAGCGTTTCCCTAATGACAAAGTAATTGTAGCAGATGCTCATCAATATTTATTAGACCATTACAATAAATTTGATTTTATATGGTCAAGTCCACCATGCCCAAGTCATAGTAGAGCAAGGTTTTGGGGATTTGGTAAAAATGGTAAAAAACCAATATATCCCGATATGACATTATATCAAGAGATAATATTTTTGGAATATCATTTTGATGGCAAATATGTAGTAGAAAATGTAATACCATATTACGAACCTTTAATACCTGCACAAGAAAGGGATAGGCATTTATATTGGACTAACTTTAAATTACCAAATAATGTAAATGGTAGAGTTAAACATTTTGGAGATAGTAAAAATGGTGCAACTGAGTCTTTAGAAAGTTGGTCAGAATTCCATGATTACGATTTTAGTAAATATAAAGGAGAGCAGTTATTATTAAAGATTGCCCGAAATTTAGTGGATTATGAAACAGGATTAACTATTTATAATACTGCAATGGGTATTGTAACCTCAAACAAAATAGAACAAACACAACTATTCTAATGAAACCAAAACTTTGCAAAGTATGTAAGACTAAATACACACCTACAAAACCATTGCAGCAAGTTTGCGATTACAAATGTAGTATTGAATACTCAAAGATACACCTACCAAAAGTAAAGATGACAGAGGCAAACAATAAGCGAAAAGAAAACAAAGCTAAATTAAAGGAGTTAGAGAATTTAAGTTATTGGAAAAAGATATTACAGGCTCAGGTCAACTTGATTGTAAGGTTAATCGATAAAGGTTGTAATTGCATAAGTTCAAATAGACCTTATAAAGATACAGATGAATGCGGACACTTTGCATCGAGAGGAAGTAACCCTGCAATTCAATTTAATTTGTTTAATATGTACTCTCAATCAGTCCATGACAATCAGCACCTCAGTGGAAACCTACTTGAATATCGTGAAATGTTGGAAAAACTCAACATTTATGACCTATATCTTGAACAAAAACGGAAATATCCAACATTAAAGATTAGCAAAGAGGAAATAAAAGAGGCAATTCACAATGCAAAAAGTGTAATTTTAGAATTGAAAATGCTAAATCAAGAAGAAATCTTGCCCCGAACGACTGAAAAAAGGGTTGAATTAAGGTTAAAATATCAAAAAAGATTAAATATTTATAAGTGAAGATGCTTGTATTTATTAGGGTTGTAGACTATTTTAAAAATAATTTAAAAAATATCTTGTTTATATTGAAAGTAAACCTATCTTTGTATCAACAATTAAGAAAAAGAATATGAAAAATGAAATTATCTACAAAGGCAAAACAATTTTAGAATGTACTAATGGTTGGTTCACTGCTTACTATTCAAACTATTCAGCAAATTTAACAAAAGATTTTAAAACACTTTCAGGTGCAAAAAAACAAATTGACAAATGGGTAAAATAATTATGACAAAAGTAATAGAACTAAAAGACTTACATTGTGCATTAGGTCACATGACCTACAAGGTAAGCGGATTTGTTTCTGCATACAAAGAAGATAACAAAGTAAAAGTTGAGGCGGTTAGCCTTGATGTAGTTATACTTGACAATGTAGGAACACCTGACCAAATGTATAAGTTAAGTGATGCCCAACGAACTCAATTTGAAAACAAGCTAACTGACTATCCACAATTCCACCAATTTATAGAGAAACAATTATGAAACAAAAGTTACAAAAATTAAAAAGATTATTTAGTTTGTATAAAATTAAATATGAAAGTAAAATAGTAAATAATAGATATATTTTTAATTGTCAAACAATAGATGATTTAAAGTTTGAATTTGTAGAAAATATTAATTATCACATGGAAATAAATGCTATGTCTTTTGATTTAAGTTTATTGGAATATTTAGAGATAAATTCATTTCAAATAGCTTATGATAATTTAGTTAAAAATCAAGCACAAATACTATTAGATAAATATTTATTGACACTAAACAAAAGAGAAATAAAATTGATTAAAAAAATAATTAAAAAATGAACCAAAGCAGACACACAATAAGCCAATTAGATAGGAAGAGAGAGTTCCATCGTCAAAGCTACACTAAAGCATTACAAGAGGCAAGAGTACATCGTAAGGCATTAAGTCAATTACATTACAATGATGATACTAAACAGGAAGTAAAAGCCAAAGTATTTGTAGATTATAATATGTTAGCAGATACATTACTAAACGCAATCAATGACTATTATCATATTGACATTAAGGGTCATTCAAGAGAGCGCAACTTTGTGCAAGGTAGGTTTTTCTTTTATAAGTACATGAGAGAGCACACAACTTTGTCTTTAAAAGTATTAGCTACCTTTATATCAAATCAACATCATAGTACAGTGATATACGCCCTTAAAAAGTTTGATGACTTGCACAAAACCGACAGACAATTTAGACAGGATTACAACGAAATAATAAGTAAAATACAATTATGAATGATGCAGCAATTTTCGGACAACTAATAACCCCTAAAGAAGTGGTTAAGTTAAATACTACAATAGCGAAAGAATGTAAATCATTTGAGTTATGGGTAAGGTACATGCAGATTAAGAACAGGGTAAGAATACAACTGAGTAATGAATGTTAATAAAAAAGTATTAAATATAAAATAAATATATTAGTTTTGTAACGACATGAAAAAGATAAACAACAAAAAGAACTGCGGTAGAAAGCCGATGAATTGGATAGATAAGAAAGGACAAGTATTGATAACCATTCCTAACTCAGTGATAAACGAATTAGCCCCTCAGGAAGTGCCACAGGATAAGAAGTATTTATTTGTAGGCAAACTATTGTCAGATAATATACAAGCCATTAAAAGCCAAATAAAATAGGTGCTAACCGATGATAACATATTAACCATCTACAATTCGCCTGACCTTATCAAAGTATGCAAGAAGTTATACGGACAAGATTGGGAGGAGTTGCGGTCAATAGTTATTGAAAGAATAATCCACAAAACTGAATTAGAAAACACAAACATGATAGCTTACTCAATTCAATGCGCTTATAATAGTTTTAAGAATAACCTTAAGAAAGATAGTTTAATGGTAAGCGGATTGTCTTTAGTAGGAATTGAGAACCCTAAGAGTGAAATAGAATATAAGGAGTACTTTGAATTTGCATTAGATAAGTTAAGCGAAAAAGTTAATCAAGACAAGAACGATTTTAAGCGTATGTATTGGGCTAATATCTACGACATACTAATAACCCACAAAGGGAATATTTTAAAGGCACAGCGACAAATTAAACTACCTTATTTTGAAGTTCGCAAGGCGGTCAGAGAGTACGAACAATACCTAAAAGATTATTTTAAAAACAAGATATGAATTTCGCAAAAGAAAAAGCAGATGAATTATTTAATAAGTATTATCAACTAACTGCTGATAGTTCTAATTCTGAAAATATGGCAAAACAATGTTCATTAATTGCAGTTGATGAAATATTAAAATCAGTATCAGTAAATAAGGTATTATATTTAACAGATATGACTTATCAAATATATACTTATTGGTCAAAAGTAAAAGATGAATTAGAAAAACTATGAAAACAATAGACTTTACACCAATAGAATTAGTAGATGTTGAAGTGACATCAATCGTATATGATAAAGGGCAGCATCATTACTTTAAAAAAGAGTACGACAATAGCCATATAAAGGGTGTAGAGCAACAAAGTTACTTGTTTGAGTATAACCCTATGATTGAGTTATCAAAGTCCTTTACAGACGATAAATACTATGGCGTGTTTAGTTGGAAGTTTAATTATAAAACAGGACATACTAAGAATACTTTATACAATGAGTTGGTTAAAAAACACTTTAAGAGATACGACATCATTAATATATGTCAGCCATTGCCTGAACCTTACTTAGAGTTTACCGAGAGTAACCACAAAGGGTTTATGAAATTGTTTAAAGTTATTTGTAAGGAGTTAAACTTAGAAGTTAAAGAACCTAAGCACACGATATATGGAAACTTCTTTATTGCTAAAGGCAAAGTGTACAAAGACTATGTTGAAGTGTTAAAGACTGCCATTCAATTAATGGATAGTAAGTACACAGAGTTAGCTTTTAAAGATGCTAAGTATCAAAGTGGATTAAGTCCCGAGCAACTTAAAGAAAGAACAGGATTGGATTACTATACCTTTCATACCTTTATACTTGAGCGTTTACTTTCAGTTTGGATTGACAATAAAAGAATTAGTACTTTAGATTTATGATTAGCATAATAGTAATTACATTTAACGAAGAGTTTATCTTACCTTACTTTATCAAGTGGTATCGTGATAGGTTTCCTGATTGTAAAATAGTGGTGTATGACAATGAGAGTACAGACGGAACTAAGAACATTTGCCTATCAACTCCTAACCTAACATACATACCTTACTACACAGGAAACAAACTAAGTGATAGCACCTACCTTAAAATTAAGAACAACGCATGGAAACACGCTCAGACCGATTGGGTAATTGTTTGTGATGCTGACGAGTTCTTAGATATAACACCTGAGGACTTAAATACTAATCAAACCTTATTTGAAAGTAAAGGATTTAATATGTGTAATGTTGATAATACAGACGATGTATGTAATATTAGACATGGAGTAGAGGCTAAACAATATGATAAGATAGTTTGCTTTAATAAAAAGTACATTAAAGATATTAACTATGGTGCAGGTTGCCACCACGCTGAACCGATTGGAGATGTAATATTCTCAAGTGTAAGACCTAAACTATTGCACATGAAGTTTATTAATGTTGACTTATTAGTTAACAAGTATAAATCTTATGCAAGTAGATTAAGTGATGAGAACAAGCAAATGAGGTGGGGTTACCATTACGAACAAGAAGAATACTTTATTAGAGAGGAATTTAAAAACACTTTAAACATAGCAAAAATAATATGAATACAAAAACAACCGCAACAGAATATCTATTTGAAAAACTTTGGGAAACACCAAAGGACAAACTAACATGGAACGCTATATTTAAAGTAGCTAAACAAATGGAACAATATCAAATAGAAGAGGCTTATGAAGATGGTCAAAGTGAATTATCATTAAAAGACAAAGAACAATATTATTTAGAAACTTATGACAAATAAAAGATTTAAAAAAATAGAGCATTACTATCACTTAGTTGAGGGGTGGTTCAACATGGAAAAACAATATTTAGAACTACTTGATGCAACGCCTGAGGGTGGTACATTCGTAGAGTTAGGTTGCTACAAAGGTAAGTCAACCTCATTTATAGGTGTTGAAATCCACAAACAAAAAAGGGATATAAACTTCTTTGCGGTTGATAGTTTTCAAGGTGCAACTAATAGCAATGATGCAAATGAAGTTAAAGCCTACGAGGGTATCTCAGAAATAGAAGAGGCATACACTTACAATGTATCACTAATAGGCAATAAGATTAAAACGATTGTTTCCTTATCACATGAGGCATCACAATACTTTGAGGATAAGTCAGTTGACTGCCTGTTCATCGATGCAGGGCACAGCAAAGAGGCAGTTATAAAAGACATTGATTGTTGGCTACCTAAAATGAAACCAAATGGAATAATATCAGGGCATGACTACACCGCTTGGGAGGGAGTTAATCAAGCAGTTACTGAGATATTTGGCACACCTCATAAAGTAGAGAATGATTGTTGGTTTATTTATATTAATAGATTATGAGCGAAATATCAAAAACAGGATTTTGGGATGGCGAAACCGCACATCACCACCATGTTCACTCAGAGAAGTTAAGTGAGTGGATTTGTAACTTTATTCAAGAAAAAGAAATATTTGACATTGCAGACTTCGGTTGTGGATTAGGTAATTATTGTAAAGACATTGCTACAAGATTTCCTGAGCCTAAAAACTATGTAGTAGGAGTTGAAGCAGACACCCCAAAACAAGCGGTATATGATAAGATAATTAATTATGATTTAACAAATGATGTAACAGATGACCCGAGATTAAATAGCGAATTGATTATAAGTCTTGAAGTAGGGGAACATATACCTGCACAACACATGGACACTTATTTAGATAATATAACTTATCATGCTAATTATTATATAATTACTTCATGGGCAGTAAGAGGTCAGGAGGGGTTCGGTCATGTTAATTGCTTAGATAACCACGAGATTATTCCCGAGTTTGAAAAGAGGGGATTTGAATTAATGGAAAAGGAAACCGAAGATGCAAGGTCAGTGATTGAAGAAAAAGCACATTGGTTTAAAAAAACTATTTTGATATTTAAAATAAAATAGTACTTTTGTAACACGATGTCAATTAGTATAAATGGTAGTACCCAACTTAGCTTGGAATACGGGTTCGAGTCCCGTATTGACATCTAATATTTAATATTATGAAAAAACAAGATATAGCAATTAAAGCATTATTAGAGTTTCCAAAATTAAGTAAGAACGCAATAGTAACTTATTTACTTGAAACTTATCCAACTTATTTTAGTGACTACGAAAACACACGCTCAATAGTCCGAAAGGTAACAGGCGCACAGGGTGAAAGTAGATTAAAATATAAAGTAGTAGACCATAACCCTGACTACATTACTCAATACAACTTACCACAATCTAAAGGCGAAAAGAGAAAGTTTGTAGACTTACCGAAAGAGTGTAACAATATTTTAGTAATAAGTGACATTCACTTTCCAAACCACGATGTTCAAGCATTAGGTAAGGCTTTAGAATATGGTAAGACTAATAATATTAATTGCATAGTTATCAACGGTGATTTGTTAGATAACGAACCATTTACTAATCACGATGCACCACCACCGAATACAAGTGATGTTAGGGATTGGTTTCAAATGACAGAGGACTTTCTTGATATGTTATTAGAAAAGTTTAAATGTCCTATCTACTTTGTAGAGGGTAATCATGATGCGTGGTACATGAGGTATCTAATGAAAAAAGCACCCGTTTTATTCAATGACCAATACTATACACTTAGTGCAAGACTTAAGCTAAGAGAAAAAGGGATTGTTTGGATTCCTCAAACAAGTGTATTAATGATTGGCAAGTTACCCGTTACACATGGTCATATGATTGTAAAAGGTTTCTTCAGTCCTGTAAATCCTGCTAAGGGTGTTTATAATAAGATTAAAGGTTCAATGTTAATCGGTCATTGTCATACAACTTCAGAACATAGTGAGAGTAATTTACAAGGGGATTTAAACACTACCTACTCAATAGGTTGTTTATGTACCTTAGCCCCCGATTATGACCCGTTTAATTGCAAACATAACTTAGGATTTGCGAGAGTGATTGTACAAGAGAATGGAAATTACCGAGTAGAGAATAAAAGAATAGACCAAAAGACTTATGAAGTTTACTAAAGAAATAATAGTTGCAGCAATAATTTTGCTAACCTTATGGACAATCCCATATTGTTTAAGTCAAGTTATAAAAGGTAAAGATGTTCAAATATATTTGACAATAATAATGGGTCAAATTCCTGCATACATTAAAGTAATAAAATATTTATGGGAGGAAAAATGAAAAAAACATTAGGGTATTCTTTAGGTTATACTTGTTGTATAGTCTATGTATTTATGGTAGGATTAATGATTAAATATATTTTTGAATAATGAAAATATTAATAATATCAATATTTATTTTAACAATAGTTGTAATCCCATATTGTTTAAGTGAAATAATAAAAGGCAAAAATGTTCACATTAATTTAATAATAATAATGAGTCAAATACCCGCCTACATTAAAATGTTAAAATACTTTTGGCAATCATGAAAATAATATTAGGACATTCACAAGGGGTAAACTACCACCGACTATTTAATCCTTTCAGATACTTTAAGGCTGAGTTTGTAGCTGAGGTTACCGAACCCGAGGATATAATAGTTTATAATGTTAGAGGGATACATCAATCGTTAGCCTCAATTAAAGAACTTCAACTAAAGGGTTCTAAGGTATGGGTAGATATAGACGATTGGGTAGAGCGCCCTTTGTGGCATCTTAACAGACAAGCTAATGAGTTAGAAATAACAAGTAACATAATTGCACACCTGAGGAACGCAGACATCGTTACAACTGCAAGTAAACGATTGAGAGATGAGTTATACAAACAATTTAATATTCAATCAATCTTAGTTCACAATGCAATAACGACAGGAGGCACTCAAGTTGAGCATGAGTTATCGTTCGGTTGGATAGGAACACTTAGCCATCACTTAGACCATAGGTTGTTAGCTATTCCTTTATTTCATAAATATAAAGCGAGTAGAGTATTAGGTGGGGCGAGTGGTTACGTTCCGGAATATTGGGAACATTTACAAAGAATATGGTCAGGGAATTGGCAACATCAAGTTAAAGTACTTGAGGCAGTTGAAGTAGATGACTATATGGATATGTATGGTTTAATAGACTTTGCATTGCTACCAAGTTATGATGACCTTTACACCTCATGCAAATCTAATCTTAAGTTATTAGAAAGTGCAGCAAGTGCTATCCCTATTATAACGAATGGAGGAACTTATAGTGACGTTAAACAATATCAAGGTATAAGAGTTAATGGTGCGAAAGAGTGGCGTAAGGCTATTGAGTTATTAATAAGAAGTGAACACCAAAGAAACGAATATGCATTAGGGTTGCAAGACTATGCTAAAGACTACACGATGCAAAAGAGTTACGATATAAGATGTCAAATTATAAATACTTTGTTAAATAAAAATTAAATAGTATATTTGCAATGTTTTACATTAATATTGAAATAACAAAAGACAAACCAAAAGAGAAACCCAAACAGGTTACAGACAACGAACCAACACAAAATATAAAAACAACAAAATGACAGAAAAAATTTATTGCGGAAACGCTAAGACAATCGAAACTAAGTTCGGCAAAATGCTTAAAATTAGTTTTTCAAAATCAGACCTACAAGCACTTAACAAAGCAATGGAGGGCAAAGAGTGGGTTAATTGCAACCTTAAAAAGAAACAAACAATCGTAGAGGGTAAGCCTACTCACTATCTTGAAATAGATACTTATGTAAAACCAACGGACTCAAGAAGTCAAGTAAACGATGCAGAAAACTTGACAAATGATAATGACTTACCATTCTGACTATTAGAACAACTTAAAAAATACGGATATAAAAAGATATGAAAAATTTAATAATAATACTAGCAGTCACTTTAATTAGTTGCAGTAAAGAAAAACAAAACAAAACTTACGAGTTTGAAGGTAGATTACACTCTATGACAAGTGGTAATAGAAACGTAAGTGGTAAGCTAAGAATGGATGGAACAGGTTATGGTGAGATTTCATTTAGTGGAGTTCCTGCAATATCAGTAAGAGCAGTATCAACTCCAAAAGATAACTACATTAACTTCTTGCCTGAGTCAAAGTACAATCGTGGTGGCTACATAAAAAAGAGTGGCGAAGTATATTTTACAAATGATGTGCATAGTTTTCAAGGTAAATTAAAATAATGAAAAAAATATTATTAATACTTGCAATTACTTTAGTTAGTTGTAGTAAAGAAAAACAAAGAAAGACTTATGAATTTGAGGGTATATTATATACCGACCATTGGGGGATACCCAATCCAACTGAAAGAAATGTAAGTGGTAAACTTATAATGGATGACGAAATTTATGGTCATATTTCATTTGATGGAGTTCCTGCAGTTAAAGTAAAAAGGACAAACCCTTCTCTCAAAGTAAAATATATTCAGTTCTTTTCTGAAGAAGATAATGGTATAAGCGGTGGTAGCATCATGGAAAATGGGGAGGTTCATTATTCAACTACAATTGATTACTTTCAAGGTAAATTAAAATAATGGAAACAAAAGAACCTAAACTTTACTCAATACTATTATCTAAAGATAATGAAAGCAGAGTGTATTGTAACTTAGACTCAATACAAGTTCAAGTAAAAGTAAACAAGTACTCAGACTATCATTCTATAATAGTAGAACAAGGACAAAACAAAGGAATACAAGTTTTAATTAAAGAATAATGGATAACGAAACATTTGAGTCAGTATGTACTGAGTTAGAAACTACATGGGAGGGGCTAACAACTATTTGTGATAGGCATAAAGTAAAGCGTACTACATTCTTAGCTTATAAGGATAAAGATAAAGAAAGGAGTGACAGATACGCGCGCGCACGCGAATTGCAATTAGACTATTTAGAGGACTTACTAATGAAAGAAACAATGGACAACGCTAATGACTCGGAGGTTATTGATAGAGTCAACTTAGGTTCAAACCATGTGGCACGCGCACGATTAAAAGTAGATACTTTAAAGTTTGTATTAGGTAAGTTAAGAAGTCATACATGGGGAGATAAGACTAAGATAGAGGGTACTCTTAATTTAGAGCAAAGAATATTTAAAGGTATTGACCTAAATATAATTGATGAGCAAAAAGATTAAACAAAATAAAGTCTAATGTTTACAATAGTAAAATGCTAGTGTGTCATCGTGTGAAGACAAACTAAAAAAATAAAAGTTAAACAAAATATGTCAAAAGAATTAAGTGATAAACTAAGCCATGATTTATGGGTAAATGATGTTGTTCAAATAGGCAATAGAAATTTTTACTCAAATTGCGAAACACATAAACTACTAATGATGTTAGTAGGTATTAATAAAGTAATTCAACAAACAGAGGATTTGGAGTATAAGGCTTTTTGTGAAATACAATATAATGAATTAAAATATAAATTGTAATGTTGACTCAAACAACTGCTCAAGAAAAAATAGCACGATTAAGGAAACGTGTGAGAGTTGTACGCGGTGGAACATCTGCAAGTAAAACATTCTCAATAATACCTTTACTAATTGATTACGCAATAGCAACACCTAAGAGTGAAATATCAATAGTAGCTGAAACGATACCACAATTAAGGAGGGGTGCTTTAAGGGACTTCTTAAAGATAATGGATTTGATAGGTATGTATGATGACTCCCGTTTTAATAAGTCCTCATTAGTATACACCTTTAGCAATGGAAGTTATATCGAGTTCTTTAGTGCAGATATGTCAGCTAAGTTAAGAGGTGCAAGGCGTGATGTCTTATTCGTTAATGAGTGTAACAATGTGGAGTGGGAGGCTTACTATCAAATGGCAATTCGTACCCGTAAGTTTATCTATTTAGATTACAATCCCGTTGCAGAGTTTTGGGTAGATACTGAATTGATTAAGGATAGTGATACTGACTTCGTAGTTCTAACATATAAGGACAATGAGGCACTTGATAAGTCAATAGTGAATGAAATAGAAAAGGCAAGGGATAAGGCAGAACACTCAGAGTATTGGGCGAATTGGTGGAGGGTATATGGATTAGGCGAGATAGGACAAGTACAAGGTACTATCTTTACTAATTGGCATCAAATCGACAATGTTCCTCAAGAGGCTAAGTACATAGGGATTGGTTTAGACTTTGGTTATAGCAATGACCCAACCGCAATAGTAATGGTTTACAAATGGAACAATGAATTTATACTTGACGAGATAGCCTATCAAAAAGAATTAAGTAATAAAGCAATAGCAGACATTTTAAAGCCTTATGGTGGATTGGTAGTATGTGATAGTGCCGAACCTAAATCAATAGCAGATTTAAGGTCATACGGAATAAACGCCACGCCA